TACGGTGATCGTTGGGAATCACACGATGCACGGGACGAACTTCGTCAGTGAAAGTATTGGTAGCGTAGTATATTAGTGTTCCTAAGTCAATATAGTCGCTTTACGTAAATTCTATCTACAACTCTTCGTCGAGCTCTTCTTCCGTCGTTAGGTCGATTGGCCGTTCCGCGGTACCCTCGATCATCGCCAGATGGAGATCGGTATACACGCGAGGGAGATCCGGATTCTCGATGATGATACGCGTAATGAGCGCGCTCAATTGCATATTGAGACGCTCGTGGTAGTGTAGTTCTTCCGTAGCTTCGTTGTAGAGCCCATGTAGATGGAGTGCGTCGTGATATAGACGCGTTGCGCGATCGTCCAGGCGCACGATCTGAGTCGTTGCCGCCTGGAGTTGTTCGCGTTGTTCGGCTACCATTGTTGCCCAGTGTTGGAGTAGGATTACTTGCACTCTGGGATTCTCGCTTCCGGTTGTGACGCAGGGAGGTGACGTAGGCTTCATGTTTGAGGACTTGAGTTTCACTTGGGAAAATGAAGAATGAAAGATGGAGGATGTCGCTTTTAGTCGTAGTATATTGAGGGGGTATAGGGTGGAGACCCATGCGGAGCAGGCGAACTAACCCTTAGCCACGAACGTAGAGTAGTTAGGCGGTAGAGGCGTGAGCCGTCGTATCCCTATAAACACGATATAACTTAGATAAAACGTACTCCGTAAGAAGTCATTCTTCAATTTACCAAATGAAACTACAGTCTCAACTATGTAACTACTAATCCCCTAGGAAAAACCGATCGAAATCCTCAGGTGTGACGTAATCTACCCATTGCTGGAAATCCAATGGTGCCGTGATACCGTCCCATCCAGGCGCTCCGAGCCCACTCGATACGCCGGTTAATTCGCCATCCGCGTCTTCTTCTAGACCCATCTCCATCTCAGGCGGTTCACCGACAGGGGAAACTGCCTTCACGAACTCATCTGCAATTAGTCCCGCTTCTTCGATATCACGAGGGAATTCGAACTCCTTGAAGCGTCTTGCGATCGGATCTGCGTCTCGAGAGTCCGGGAAGCAATCCCTCAGACGGTAGTTTGAGATCACGATGAGTTTTGTAGGTCGTATTTTTTGTAATACGCCTCCCTTGATTTGGGCAGTAAATGGATACCTGTCTGCCCAGATTTTTAGTGCCGAAGCCGTAACCTCGTTCTTCGGTGACCATTCTTCGATTACGACGATTGGTTGAGCGTCGTACCCATCCCACCATTTATTGAGCATTTTTTGGTAACATATTTTACCGTATTTGTCCCAGGCGAGACGGGATTTACCGGTGCCAGTTTCTCCATACCACCACTCGTTTTGGGTATCGCCGTCAGTTGTTGACGTGTTCGGAATGCGTTTGCTGATGAGTTTTTCGGACATAGTGACCCATACTTGTGGGTAGTTGGATTTGAGGTAATCCCAGTTGCCTGATTCCGCGGCAGAAAGAATGTCCGCCCAGCGTTGTTTCTGAGCTTCGCCCCCGGATTTACCAGGATCTTCTGGTACTTCTCCGATTTCGAAAAAGTCTCCATCTTTAGTGCAGTATTTTTGGTTTTGTTTCGGTGTCCCTTTAGCCCGCTCGATGTGTATTTGCGGGAAGTTTTTTTTGATACTTGAGAAGGTGATTGCGTGTTTGAGGCAAACGTAGCCCTGAAGGTGCGGAGTCCCAGACTCGCCTGTCTCGCGGCCGACGACCAGGTATTCGCCGACTTTTCGTTCGTAGAAGCAACGTAGTTGGTCTTCTGCATCCAATGGATAGTTATTCCAGGTGAAACAGAAGCGACGATGTCGTTGGTGCTTCTCCCTTATTCTTGATACTTGTACAGGCATTGTGTACTTGATGGCAAAATACCAAATGAATATGATTATGAAATCCCGCCCCCGAAGGGTGGTGGCCCGAAGCGCTTAGCGCAGGCGACGGAGCTTGCCGGAGGAGCGCGCGGGCGCGAGTCACTGTGTTTTACACCTAGGGGTCAAGTCTAGTATTACCTTGACCCCCACTTGTGCAGTGCAGTGTGCAGTTTACTGGACTTATTACACAAACTGCTCAATGTGTAGAATGTGCAACATTCTTATATGTTCTCATATGTTCTTATATGTTCTTAAATGTTCTCATTAAAGAATTTACCTTGAAGTACAAACTTCAACCCCAACTTCAACTTCAAACTTCAACTTCAAGTTGTGTGTGTTATGCCTCCTCGTCGACGTCCGTACACGCGTAGACGTGCAGCAGCTCGTCGAACTCCTTTCAAGCGTCGCGCGCCGGCTCGGAAGAGTCGCGTGTCGCGCTCTAAAAAGAGTGCGTGTGTGTGTCCCAACGAGTTGACGCCATCTGCTAAGTTCGCTCTTGCTCAATTGGATCCTTTTGAGCCTCTTGCGCAAGGAGCGAAGGTCCCTGACTCTACAACTATTCCAAGTATTGCGAATTGTGATACAGATCAGGTTGCTCTGACAACATCTGCAGCGCAGACTTTGGCTGCATTTGCCTTTTGGCCTACTTATACAGCCGCTACTTTAGTTGCGACTCATGCTGCTGGCGTTTTATCGTGGAACACGACTACCGTTGGCGCCTTGCAGAATCGTCGCAATCAAGCTGCGGTTGTGACTAATATTGAGGGTATCCGACCTGTCGCGCATGCCATCCGTATTAGTTCATCTTTAGCATCGACCAGTGCAACTGGTTTTGTTCATATCGGTATTGCCACAGAGAGTCGTTTGACTGCTGTGGCAAATACATGGCAGTTGCCTGTAGATGTGAATGAAATGACTGGTCTGGCGCATTATAAGCGTTTTACGCTATCCGCGCTTACCCAGTCTCCTATCACAGCCATTAATAAGTGGCTTGATGAAACCGCATTCCGTTATGAAATTCCGGAGGCTATTAACGCCCCCACTGGGACCGCCTCAAATTTGGCTAATTTTGTATTTGGTGGTTCGTGGGGTCAGCTGGTTGTAATGGTGGAGAATGTTCCGGCTTCTTCCACCATCCTATCCGCTGAACATATTTTACTTACAGAGATGCTTCCAAAGAAAACTGGATTTTTGATTGGTTCTCAAGCAGCTCCTAATAGTCCTGGCACCATGTCCGCTGTATCTAGTATGACGTCCGAAACCGATTTCGCGCATACTGAAGCTGGGCAGGATGGCCATATTCAACAGGGTTTAGGTGCCCTGCAACGTGGCGCAGCCGCGGCAGGTGAGCAGATTTTTCAAAATGTTGCTATCCCGTTAGCCCAGCGTGTTGGTGGCGCAGCTGTCAATACTGCGTTCAATTATGGCATGGCTGCCTTGATTGGACTGGGTGGGATTTCTGGTGTTAACAGTAATCCTAACCGCCTTGCTATTAATAACCGTTAGACCCTGATGAACCGCCCGTTCGTCTACCCCCATCTCGCTCACCTGACGACCGGTACGGTCGTCGGCGTCGTTATAAGGAGACGAATAAGTATCAGTCTCCTAATGAACTAGCTGCCCATATGGCGGCTTTGTTCAAGGGTAAACGTGCGGCTGTTGTTGAGCAAAGGCGAAACGACCCCATGTTGTTAAACCCACCAGATGCTGTACTAGCGATAGAGTACGGTGATCGTTGGGAATCACACGATGCACGGGACGAACTTCGTCAGTGAAAGTATTGGTAGCGTAGTATATTAGTGTTCCTAAGTCAATATAGTCGCTTTACGTAAATTCTATCTACAA